GTGGTCGGAGGTTCAAATCCTCTCGCCCCGACCAAATAATCAAACACTTACGGAGATTCAATGCCTAATTATTAGGCATTGTCTCCGAAGGTGTCTCCGAAATCACCCCGATTTTGGCAATTTCAGCCGCACGTTCGAGCGGCGAATTTCATTCTTGCGGATATATTTTTCAGTGGTGCCGATGGTTGTATGGCCCAGCCCGGCTTGTAATTCTTCCAGGCTGTAGCCTTGTTTTTTGGCCGCGGTGGCGGCGAAGCTGCGCAGGCTTTTCGGGTTGATGCCCTCGATGCCGACGCGCTGGCCGGCACGGATGAAGGCCGAGTAAATGCCTGACCTGGTGAATGCGGTGCCGCCGCCGGTGTGTATCACGAAGCGGCAGACGACCTTCATACGCTTGCTGGCGGCGGCGGCGCGGTCCAACACGGCGCGAATCTCCGGAGTGATTTCAACGTCGAGCTCGATGGCCGAAGATCCACGAGTTTTTGTCGGAAAAAAGCGGATGTGATCGTCGCTGATCTGTGCGCGTTCGAGCAGCCGAATTTCGGTGGCGCGCTGGTAAAGCAAAAAACTTAGATCGAGATAGCATTGCAGCATCACTCCGGCGTTGAGTTCATGGCCGCCGCTGTCGTGCGTGAGCAATGCGGCGCGAATTTTGTGGAACACCTCAGGCGTCCAGATCATCTTTTTGCGCGTTGGCTTGGCCAGCCAAACCTCGGCGCATGGGTTGTCTTTGCGCAGGCGTCGACTGATCGCCCAACGAAAAAAGGTCGACAGCAGCGCCTTGTAATGTCGAGCGGCCGAGCGGGCGTGCTTGAACTGATCGCAAAAGTCGATGACGTCAGCGGCGTCGGGCTCGTTGACGTTGAAATCTGAAAAGCCAGTGGCAATGATGTCGAGCATGCGCTCGGCCTCGCGGCGCGTGGTCAACGAGCGCTCAGGCAAATAATGCTTTTTAAATTCGGTGATGGTGTCGGCAAAGTTGCCAACAGGCGGCGGAGCTTTGGCGATGCCCAGCGCGGTATAAAGCGCCGCTTCGCCGTCGCTGATTTTGCACAACCGGTGCCAGCGATACAGCCATTTGCCGTCAAGTTTAAGCGGCTCGACTAAATAAAACGCGCCGTGCTTTGGCCTGACGCCGCGCGGCAGCGAAAACGAAATTTCAGAGCGCTTCATGGGCGGTGGCGTGCACCTGTTTGACGCGGGGCCTCGGAGTATCGATCTCGGGGATGGCTTTTGCAAACCGCCCGGCACACACGGCCTCAAAGTGTGCACGCTCAAGGATAACCCGCCCGCGCTTGATGCGGGCCCGCACAAAGCCTTGGGCATGCAGGTCGCGCACCTGGGCGGAGATCTGCATCATGCCGCCAGTCAGCGCGCTGATCTCGTCGCCGCTCAAGATGATGGGCGTGTCGTTCATTTGTTTTTCTCGACTTCGTGCATGAGCCGCACCAGTTGAAAAGCGGCGGCGGCAATGGCTTCGGCGGCGCGGGTGCGCGCGCCAATGCCGCGTTTGTTGGTCACGTAAAGCCGCTGACCCATGCGGTCATTGGCGATGCAAAGTTTGCGGTGAAGCTGCCAAAAAGTTCTGCCCTGCGTGACGGTCATACCGCCAGGCGTACGCACCACAGCTAAGTTGTAAACGGAATCAGATGTTTTCATGCTCATGCCTAAACTCGGTGCAGATGGGCAGGCTATCGATCACCGCTTTGAATTCTGCCACGCCTTGCTCGGCGACTTCGGCGCGCGCGCGCAGCCTATTTATTTCGGCGAGTTGAAGGTTAATGATCACCTCCATATCGTCGCCAGTGAGGACGATGGGCTGATCGCCGCAGTTCGGGCAGCGCGGGCCGGTGATCATTTCGATGCCTTTCTCAATGCGGCCTCGCGTTCGCGGCGCGCACGCTGGCCGATGCTGCGCCGCGCAGCCTCCGCCATTTTTTTGATTTCGCGCTGGATCTCGGCGGCGCGGGTTTCGATGAAGTAATCAAGAGTGGAGAGGGGGTTATTCATTTCACCTCCTTCATTAAATTGTCGATCTTTACATCGATCCTAGCCGCCATCGTTTTTTCTGAAAGCGTTACGGCACCTTCCACCAAGCACTTTCGTATTGTCTTTAACACCGCCACCGCCTTGTCGTGTTGCTTAATTGCGGCCGCAAGTTCGCGCTCAAGGCATTCTGCTACCTCAATATCAACAACATAGTGAGGTTCTGCAACACTGCCCATATTGTGTTTGGCGGAATTTGTCCTCGGTGTGTCGCTCATTTCAATACCTCTACTGCGCTGACTTCTGGCGCATACGCGTCGATCTGAAACAGCAGTTCGTCAGGTATGGTTACGTCAAAAGCGATACGCGTGTTTCCTTGATTTTTTGAGCTCGGGTTTGAGTGAGCCCACAAATCCCACTTTGGAGGGTAAGCACCCGGAAACAAGTCGATATACATTCTGATTTTCATTTATGTTTATCTCTTAATCCACGCAAGACTGATAAGTCGTGCCTTTGGCGACGTTGGCCACCGCAAAACAGCGCGCCGTCTCGACTTCAACCACCTTGTGGCGGTTGATCGTGACCTTCATCGATCGGTTGGCCGCATCGCCAACGGCAGCGGCGGCGATGCGTGCGGCACGATCTTCACGGCGGGCAAGTTCGTCGCGCTGGCTGGCCCAGCTGGTGACGCCGATCATCGCAATGATGATCGCCACGATCAACAGCGGGGCAATGCGCGATGTTCTGGGCGGCAGGTTTTTGAGATCGACGTTCTTGTCAAACTCGAAAAACAAATCATTGAGCGGGTTGCGCTCGGATGCCCAGGTAAGTAAAACGAGCGCCGCGGCGGCGATGACGAGCAGCAGGCCAATAATGACTGCGGTATTTTGTAAATTAAGGTGTGACATATTGCCTCCGTTTTTGAAGTGACGGAGGCAGTGTCTCTTGGAATGGACAATATGTCAACTAAGAGGGACTATTCAAGCAAAATCTCAAATTAAAAATTGCATACTCAAAAAATCTAATACTTAAGTTTTATTTGAAACTTGCTTAAATGGCTGAGCGCGGGAAGGGATCGATTTCATGCTCAGCAGGGTCTCGCCGGATAACACCCACGCGCATCGCGTGGCTTCAGCCAAGGCGTTGTGAATCTCAATTAATCGCTGCAAATCTTCTGTAATTTCGCGCTTTGGAGACATTGGCCCCTTATGCAGCGCAAGCCAACGTGGGGAGAGTTGAAGAATATCGGCCAAGTTAAAAAGCATGTCTGGCTCAAGTTTTTCAACGTCGCCTGAAGTCCATCGGTGAACTGTTTGGCGATTTAATTTAAGACGACGAGCGAGTTCGGCTGTGCTTTTAATGCCCTGCATTGCCATACCAATGCGGATGCGACCCATTAGGCAATATTCGTCTGCGGGTGGTTTGTTTGCTTGCTTTTTGTCATGGATTGAAAGGCTAGCACCGGTGCCGTCCCTTGGGGTTGACTAAAAGTCCACCGTAGTGGACAATCAACCTATGACCTACGACGAATTGATCAGGCATTACGGGACCGCCGCTTCTGCAGCGCGTGCGCTTGGTTATGACCATCGGCAGCGTGTTCATAAGTGGAAATCAGGCGGTATTCCGCTGGGTGAACAGGCCTTGATTGAGATTTTGAGTTCTGGGGTTTTAAAAGCCGATATTCCAGAAATGCTGCGGGCGAAAGCCGCATGACAACTACAGTTGTCATGCAATCCTTGACAACTACAGTTGTCATGCAATCCTTGACAACTCAGGTTGTCAGCCGCCTGGTGCTGCCGAACCGGGGTATCAAATCGCCTTTGCCGGTAATCAGCCAGTACATGCGGCAGTTCAAAACATCCGTCGCCGCCGCCAAATGCGCGGCGCTGAGTTCGGCCGTGGGCATCTTCAACCATTTGGCCACGGTTTGCCTGGGGACGCCCATGCGGCGGGCGAGTTCGGATGCGGTTACGCCGCGAACCAGCATTGCTATTTTTAGCCGGTCGCAAAACACCGGACGATTTTCGCCGATTCGCGGGGTTTTTGAAATATACGGGGCCGGTTGTCATCAGGGGGCGGGTTCTGTGTTGGTGGGTGTGCAGAGTATTTTTTTTCCCGATTTCGGGTAACCCTAACGTCCCATAATTTTTATGGGGGGAGGCGTTTGGTATGACAAAACTTTTCTACGACGATGAATTTGCGGCGATTCGCGATGTAATCGAGGCTGGAAAAGGCTATAAAGCCACGGCCATGCACCTGTGGCCGGCAATGAAGGCCGAGTCGGCGTATGCCCGCCTCAAGGTGTGCTGCAACGAGCATGGCGACCAGCATCTGCGGTTCGGCGAGATCGTTCGCGCCATGCAGTTCAACGACCGTTTCGATGTCCTGTTTTATCTGTGCGACGAAACCGGGCACGATCGGCCGCAGCGCCGCGCCGTCGCTGATGTGCAGGCCGAGCTCATGCGTGAATTCAACCGCAGCGTCGAGCGGCTGGCAGCAATTCAAACCGCGCTGCAACAACGCAGCTGCAGTATTGAATTGAAATCGGTGCGGGTGGGTGCATGAAAGCCGCGCTGACGCTCGAAGAAAAGCGCCGGCATCTGGCGGCAGCCAAGCGCTGGCACGGTCGCAAAAAAGGCGCACGCTCACGACTAGATGAGCTGCGTTGCCATCGTGAGGCGATGCGGCACCTCTACACGGTGCTTGGCCATGTGCCGGCGGTGGGTGGCCCGCTACTATGAGTTATCAATGGAACTCGCCTAATTCGAGGAATTGGGCGCAAGCCATGGTCAACACGTTAAAAGCGCGCGGGCCGATGACGATCGACGAGCTGGCCGCAGCGGTGCCGATGGATCTCGGCCTGGCGCAAACCTACATGCGCAAGCTGCGCATGGAAGGGCGCGCAGTGCGCCTGCTCGAAACCAAGCCGCGGCTCGTGATTCAGCGCCACGGCAAAAAGATGAACTATCAGATCAAGCTCTACGGTGTGCCCGGCCAAGGCGCGGCTGACCCTTATGTCGCACGCCAAGTGCGCAGCGCGGCCGACCTGCCGCGAACGCGTCGGCGTATCACCAAGGGCGGCAAACCGAAAGGCAGCGGCATGATCGCCGGGCCGGTTTATATGGGCCAATTCAAGTGGCCGCTGAAAGGCGACTTTTGAATGCGAGCCTGGAACTTTTTGCGGGCGTTGAGCCGCGTGATGTTTTGGCAAGGCGAGCCGCGCCTGAATGCGCGCCAGTGGATGGAGATGAGCATCGCCATTTGGTGGTATCAGCCTCGACTGATGGTTTCGGCCAATTTTGGCCACGACGTGCCGCGAGATTTATTCTCGCGCTCGGAAGTCACCGAGATCGAGCGCTTGCCTACCGAGCGGTGCCGCAGAAATACAAAAGCATGGTGGGTGCGTTGATGCACCGGCAGATCTTCGAGGTGAGCCGATCATGCGGATGAAGCTGCCAGCCTATGCAAAACGACTGCTCGATGATCGGCGGGCGGGGCAGCATCCGCTCGATGTCAATCTGGTATTCGGTGATCGCTGGGCAGATGTGCCGAAAATAAAAGTCTGTATCAAGCCCGAAGATTATGCGGTTGGCGTGTTTGATTTTCATGTGTTGGCCGGGTTGAAGGTGACGATACATGCGCAGGTAAGCATCGGGGGTGATGCCGATCCGTTGTTCGATTTGGTGGGGGAGGTGGCTGCAGCGCAGGCGCTGGTGGTGATTCGGTGGCCGAAAGGGTTTACGCCACGCGAGACATGGGCGTTCGAATTGGCGTTCTGCAACCGGTTTAAATCAAACAAGGGCGTGCGGTGGCCGGCGTGGTGGAGCGATGCGCTCGATTGCGGTCAGCAGACGCTCGCGAAAAATTGGATCGCAGACTGTGAGCGAAAAGTTGCTTGAAGAATCTAACGCCGCGAAATTGTTTTCGCTGGTCGACAAGCCGGATTGGGATAAGCGCCTTGCGCGCACCGAGAAAGGCAACCTGTTGCCAACGATGGACAACGTGTTTGCGATTTTGCAAAACGATGACCGTTGGGCTGGCGTCATTGGCATGGATGATTTTGCGGGTCGGGTGACAAAGATTAAAGAGCCGCCACTGCATCGTGGTGAGGCGGGCGAATGGTCAGACGATGACAGCGCCGAGCTTGAGTTGTGGCTGGCAAATTGCTACGGCATTCGCGGCGTGCGCGGTTCGGATGTAGTCAAGGCGGTGCTTCTGGCGGCGCGTCGCAACCGGTTTCATGAAGTGCGCGATTACCTCAACGGCTTGAAGTGGGACGGCACGGTTCGGTTGCGTCATTGGCTGACCATGTTTATGGGGGCCGATCAGTCGCCATACGTTGAGGCGGTCGCAGAGAAATGGATGATCAGCGCCGTGGTGCGGATTTTTCGTGCACCAGTGAAGGTTGACCATGTATTGATTCTGGAAGGCAAACAGGGCGCGGGTAAATCAACGGCATTGAAGATGTTGGGCGGTAAGTGGTTCACCGATCAGGGCTTCAAAATCGGCGACAAGGATGGCCTGTTGGTGATTCGCGGAAAGTGGCTTGTGGAGTTGGCTGAGTTGGACGGTTTCAACAAGGCCGAAAATGCGGCAGCGAAAGCGTTTTTTCCACGCGAGACCGATCGCTATCGTGGCTTTTATGGCACGCACGTCGGCGACGTGCCGCGCCAGTGCGTCTTTGCTGGCACCGTCAATCATGCGCAATACCTGCGCGATGACACCGGCAACCGGCGTTACTGGCCAGTGCTGACCGGAAAAATCGAGCTCGAGCAGTTAGCTGAAAACCGCGATCAGTTGTGGGCCGAGGCGAAACACTTGCTCGACAGTGGTGCCAGCTGGTGGCCAAGCGCTGACGAGCGCGAGATGTTTACCGAACAGCAAGACGATCGGCATCTAGGCGACGCCTACGAATCGAAGATCCGCGGCTGGCTTGATGACGTTGACCAAGATGGCAAAAAAATGCAGGTCAGCATGGCGCAGTTGATGGGCTCGGCGTTGGGCCTCGATGTGTCGAAGTGGACGGCACCCGAGCAGCAGCGCGTCGGCCGGATCATGGCTGTGATCGGTTGGCAGCGGCGGCGCGTCGGTAGCGCGCAGCGTGAGCGGCTCTATATTCGTCCGAGCGATGAGGGAAAGTCATGAAAATACACACACGTCCACGTTGCGTCCATGGTGCGTCCATGGTGCGTCCACGTTGCGTCCATGTCTTTTTCGTTAAAAATCAAAGCGGCGTCCACACGTCCACGTCTCAAGGTGTTTTTTTTCGCGCGCGCGCGCGCACACACGAGAGATATTATTTTTTATGTGGACGTATGGACTACATGGACGTCGGGGTGCAGCGGTGAGTTTGCGCTGGCCGACGATCTCCGAGGCTTGGGCTTATGGCGACCCGAGCAACATCGCCGACCGTATGCGTGCGCGGTCTCGGCGCTCGGCAGCGCGGGGCGAGGCGATTTCGTTGCGTGTGGTGCTGCACACCGCGCGCGACCGGTATTACACGCAGGCACGCCGCCTGGTCATTCAAAAACTCTGTCGGGGGAAATGAGATGCTGCACACCTATGTCGAGATGAGACTCAACCGCTGGGCCGCGTGGTATCACGCCGGAGAGCGCCCAGGGCCGCGCAGAATCGAATCGTGGTGGGGTCCAATGATCTTGAATCGAAGCGTCGCGCAAACGGGCCGTGTGCCGGTCAGGGTGTCGTTTGATCCGGTCGAGGCCGAGCTCACCGATCGTTGCGTGCGCGCTTTGCCTGGCGAATTGCGGCTGGTGGTGTTTGAGGTCTACACCAGGGGCGGCACCATGGAACAAAAGGCGCGCACGCTCGGTTGTTGTCGCGACACCGTATACGAGCGGGTGAGCCGAGCAAACGTCAAGCTGCTCGGGTTTTTTAATGATGTCGAAGCTGGTATTGCGTTGCCGGTTCACGATAAACAAAAAAAAGTCTTGAACAACTCCGACAAAGTGTTTAACTTCTCGGCTATGGTGGCGTGAGTCACAATCAAAAGCCTCGATGCGAAAGCCTCGGGGCTTTACTTTTTTACGAGTTCGCCGGGCGACCCTCCTCCCGTCCGGTGTTCCCAGCGTGTTGTCTTGTCACGGTTCGACGCGCTGGCTTTTTATTGGGGCTGTGATGTTTACTCTGTCAATGCAGAGCAACATTGCGGCCGCGACAGCAGAAGTACGTGG